CCGCCGGCGTCGCGCCATTCCCCACCTTGAGCAGGAACGCGCTGCCTCTTTCCGCCGCCATTTCGCTTCCTTTCAATATTCGCTGCGGAGCATCCGCACGCGGAATTCGCTAATCGCCGTCCAGCGCGCATCGCCGTCGCGGGCGATGCGGCTGCGCAGCAGCGTCAGGCTGGCGATCGCCCAGCCTTCCCCCAGCACCCGGGGCATCGCCTCGATCGCCGCCTCCGCCGCTCCGGCGAGCGCGCGCAGGCGGGCCGGCCGCTCGCCCGTGTCGAACAGTGCGACGGCGAACCGGCCCTCGCGCCCGGCCATGTCCTTGGTGCTCCAGTCGGCGAGCCATGCCTCCTCGACCAGGGCATAGGGCCGGGCGGCGCGCACCGGCGGCGCGTCGAACACGCGCGTCACCGCCAGCCCGGCCAGCGCCTCGACCAGTGCGGCCTGCAGCACTTCCTGCACGCTCATCGTACCAGCCCTCCGATCCAGCGCAGCCGCGCGCGCAGGCGGCGGCCTTCGATCGCGATGCCGTCGTCGCGAACCTCGACGCGCGCGTCGGGCGCCGCCACGCGCACCGCCGCCGCCACGCGGCCGATCGCGCGCCTCACCGCGCCGCTCATGCCGCTGCCAGCCGCATACGCCGCCACGGCCGCCACAGCGCGGTCACTGCGGCCGGCGGCGCCGACTCGCCCCCGCGATGGTCGAACAGGTGCGCGGTCAGCAGCACCACCCCCGTGGCGATGGGCGGCGGCAGGTCGCCCCAGCCCGCCGCCGCCCCGGCGCGATAGGCGACGCGCGCCCGTGCCGCCGTGCGCACCCGGCCCACCCCCTGGGCGTCGATGTCGATCGCCGCGTCGAGCCCGGCCTCGATCTCCGTCACCGGCACCGCACCCAGCGCCTGCCAATGCCGCGCCGGCTCGAGCGCCTCCGCGAAGTCGCGCGCGATCAGCACGGTGCCGGTGAAGCGCTCGGCCAGCGCCAGCGCCGTCGCGGCCAACCCGTCGATCAGCGCGTCCTCGCTCGCCCCGGCGATCCGCAGATGCGCCTTGGCGGCTTCGCGCGCGGCCGCGATCGCCGCCGCGGGAAAAGGCGGAGAATCCATGTCACCTCCCATCGGTGTGGAGAAACGGGCGCCGCCCTCCCCGAACGGCGCCCCGGCAAGGGTCAGGCTGCCGAGAATCGCAGCAGCTTGATCGCTTCCGAATTGCTCACCATCCCGCCCACGCGCTTGGTCGCGTAGAAATGGACGAACGGCTTGTTGCTGTAGGGGTCGCGCAGCACCTGCGTCTCCCCGCGTTCGACGACGAGATAGCCCGCCCGGAAATTGCCGAAGGCGATCGCCAAGCTGTTCGCCGCGATGTCGGGCATGTCCTCGGCCTCGACCACCGGATAGCCCAGCAGCGTCGCCGGCTGCCCCGCGGCGAGCCCCGGCTGCCAGAGCAGGGCGCCGTCGCTCGTCCGGAACTTCCGCACCCGGGCCAGCGTCGCCGAGTTCATCACCCAGCTCGCCCCCTGGCGATAGGGCGGGCGCAGCGCCTGGACCAAGTCGATCAGCTTCTCCTCGGGATTGGCCGCGAACGCCCCCGCCGCGCCGCTGGCGATATATTGCAGCGTGCCGAACGCGCGCGTCACATCGCCGGCCGCGGCATTGGGCGCCGCCAGGAAGCCGCGCGGCTTGTTGACGCCGTTGCCGCCGACGAACGCCGCGCCCTCGGCCGCCGCGAACTCGCGCGCGATCTCGTCGCCCAGCCAGGCTTCGACGTCAAACGCGGCATCGTCGAGCATCGCCTGGCTCGCCGCCGGATTGGCGTAGAGATCGCCCATCGGCGGCGCGACTTCGTTGAACACCGGCGTGTCGGTCTCGTCGCGGGCCGCGGTTTCCGCCGCCCAGCCGCTCTCGAAGCCGCCGCTCGCCACCAGCTTGCGATAGCCGCTCGACCCCACCTGCACCACGCTGGCGATCGCGCGGATCGGCGACACGCTCTTCAGCGTCGCATCGATCCGGGCGTCGAGTTCGTCCGGCACGGCATGGGCGCCCGCGCCGTCGCTCGCGCCGCTCATCGCCTTGGCCTCGATCCCGCCGCCCGCGCGCAGGAACTGCTCGAACGCCGCGCCCGTCATGGGCCGCGCTCCGGCGAGCATCGGCCGTTCGGGCGGCAGCCCCGCCTTCTCCATCGCCTCGAAGCTTGCCTCGAGCGCGTCCGCCTTCACTTCGATCATCCTCGTCTCCCGTCCATGCCAAGGGACCCGGGCGGGAGCGTCCCGCCGGGCAGAAATCCGGTCCTTCGAAAATGTCAGTCCAGCGCGTGCACCCGCGCCAGCGGCTGCATCGGACTGGCGACCAGGCTCACTTCGATCAGGTCGAGCGCAGTGATCTCGCGCGGCGTGCCGCGGCTCGCCTGCTTCACCCGATAGCCGAAGGAGAGCCCGGTCACCGCGCCGCGCCGCAGCCGCTCGGCCAGCTCCGGCGCCTCGACGCATCCGATCACGCGCAGGCCCCGCCTGTCCTCGCCGATCGCCTCGATCTCGCCCACCGGCGCGCCCCGGTGCTGCCAGAGCAGCGGCACCCGGCGCGCGCCGGCAAAGGCGCCCCGGCGCACCACGTCGCCGCCACGGTCCACCGCGTCGAACACCGCGGCATAGCCGGCGAAGCGCACGCTCACCTGAGCCAGCCCGGAAAGCCGAGCTTCACCGCCAGCCCTACCAGCACCAGCGCCGCCACCATCCGGCCGGCCCATTGAAAGGCCGCCTTGAACGCCGATCGCTTGGCATCGCGCCATGCGCCCAGCAATTCGCGCAGCTCGCTCATGTCCTTGGCGGCGCCGGCATCCTCGAGCCCCAGCCGTGCCAGCGCCCGCTGGGCGCCCAGCGTTCCCGCTTCCTCGGCGATCGCGCGCAGCGTCACCAGCTCGGCGCCTTCGCTCTCGGCCTGGCCGATCAGCTGCGCCAGCATCTCCTCGCTCATCTCTCGTTCCTTTCCGTGCCGGCCCGCTCCCCATCCGCGGGCCAATCAGGGGCGCATGCCCACCATCTCGCGTTTCTCGTCGTCGGAGAGGAAGCCGGCGGCGCTCACCTGCGCCCAGAGCCGCTCGCGATCCTCGGCCAGCGCGGTCACCCGATCCAGGTCCACCGCCAGCGCCGCTTCCGGAAACCAGCCCGCCAGCCCCTCGGCGATCCCGCGCAATAGCTTGCCGGCCAGCGGCAGGATGGCGAGGCGCCACAATGCGCGATTGGCCTCGCGGTAATTGGCATAGGCGGCGTCGCCCGGCAGCCCGAGCAGCATCGGCGGCACCCCAAAGGCCAGCGCGATGTCGCGCGCCGCCGCTGCCTTCAGCCCCACGAAATCCATGTCGGCCGGAGTAAGGCTCAGTGCCTGCCATTTCAGCCCGCCTTCGAGCAGCATCGGCCGGCCGGCATTGGCCGCGCCGGCGAATCCGGCCTCCATCTCGCGCTTCAGCCGCTCGAACTGGTCGGGTGCCAGCGCGCTGCCGTCGCCGGGATCATGGACGAGCGCGCCCGATGGCCGCGCCGCATTGTCGAGCAGCGCCTTGTTCCAGCGCGCCGCGGCATTGTGGATCGCCACCGCGCCCGCTGCCGCGCCCAGGCAGCCCAGGCCATAGTGATCGTCGACCGGCGAGAAGCTGCGCAGATGGATCACCGCCGGGCGCCCGGACGCATCCTCCGCCGCCAGCCGTGCGACATTCTCTCCCACCCGGTAGCGATAGGCGACCGGCCAGCCGCGCGCATCGGGTTCCACCGTCACGCGTTCGGGCCGCAGCGCATAGAGCTCGCGCACCGCGCCGCCCTCGTCGGCCAGCACCTGCACATAGCCGTTGCCGTGCAGCAGCAGGTGCGCCGCCAGCGTCTCGATCAGCGGCTGGCCGCCGGAGCGCGCCGTCACCAGCGCGAGCAGCGCGGGGTCGCTTGCAGACAGCACCGCGCTGCCTGCGCCTTCGGCGATCAGCTTCACCGCGCGCTGCGCCACCGGATTGTGGCAATAGGCTTCACGTACCTGGGCTTCGTAGCTGCGCGGCCATTCGCC